CTTACCTGGCTACTGATAGTGTAGGCTTCTGGGCTATCTGAAATACGCCCGGGCTGTATCTGATGCAGCGATGAGTAACTATCTCCACGCTTGGAGTAGAATACGAAACCCCCCGCCGACAAGGGGACACAATCGGCCACATCCCTAAACTGTGTTAGGACGCTCATGTTAGCATTGGTGGGGCTCAGCGGAATGCGCCCGCTGATAAGATACTGGCGGTGTGTACCGAATAGGATTAAGTCCCGATCGTACAGGGTGCTGAATCGCAACTCATCCGATTCACCGCCAGCAGATAGCATCTCGAAGGCATCCCCGGCAGGTAGGGTTAGCACCGTACTTCGGAAGAAGTTTAAGTAATCGTCTGTCTTGCTTGAGGCCAGCACGCCACCACAACCTACTAGGAGTCTGTTCTGAAATACACCCAGGTAGGTGATGCCCTTGCCTAAGAAGAATGGGCGCGGCGAACTATCATTGTCGCCTGCGGTACTAACCGAGAACGTGGGGTGTGGGCCTGTCGTGAGTGTAGTCAGCAGGGAACTTGTGCTAGCTAGATACAGTACATTACCAACGATCGTTCCAAATTGGATACCCCCAGTAATACTGTGCTCCACCCCAGCACCCTCAATCCAGGTTACTTCGGTATACCCCGAGGTCACTGTCTTATCCTTGGCAACTGCTTTAAGGTAGAAGGCTTCCTTGGCATTGCGGCTGCGCACCTTGACCACCTTACCCACGCTGTGGATAACGCTTACGCGGTCAACGCTTTCGATCTCATCCGCAACGCCACGGAGCAGCGTACCATCCCCGCCGTCGTCGGAGCTAATAGCTGTAACGTCAGAGAAGATTACGTGGCTACCTTGGCGGGTAGCCGGTACCCCTGCTGCAATAGCGGCTAGCTTTAACTGCTCAGCGATAGCGGCGGGCTGCACTGCCGCAGTGCTAGTGCCAATCCAGGCAGTGACTGCGCTGGTATAGGCGTTAACCCGGTCATTAACCTGCTTGGTATAGTCCGCCGCCGTAGAGGGAATGTCGGAGGTATCCAGGGCCGTCTGATAACTAGACGCTGGTGTGGTGTAGGAGAAGGTTACCCGCCCGCCTGAGCGTGTAACAGTTGCTGAGTATGTTCGGCTAAAAGCCCCACCGCGCACCCAAAGCACGGACTTGTTCATGTTGGCGCTATCTCCCCACCTGTCTATAGAGGTAGAGGTGACAAGATTGCCCCTCCCAGCCATGAAGATATACTTACCAACCGTAGTGATAGCCGCTATCCCAGATGTGGTTAGAGTATCCAGCGCAGTGTCTGTAACATTGCGGGATAGGGTACAGAACACTTTAGCTGTTCGGTTATATGCCAGCACCGGGGGCAATGGGTGCGCCGTAGCAGGTGCCGACTGGGTGCGTATCAGGAGTACGTAGTCAACACCATTCGATGTATATTCTACACTCCGATAATTCGCGGTGTCCGCCGTGTAGGCTGCAAACTCCGCAGCCTGTGCCCCGGCCACTACCTGTTCAGCTACAAGCTCACTACCATGCCGCCGCACAAGCCCCGCTACAGGGTCGCTAAGGAGGTTTATTTGTTCGGCGCATTGCCCGATCTGGCGGTCATGGGGCACTTGCTGGGACACGCCCCGGATAATAGAGGAGTAGTTCCCCGCTGCTTTCATGGTGACCTTATCTGCCCAGGTTGTACCTAGAGCTTCGAGTTAATGATTTGATGCGGCCCAGGGTAGCATTCATGCTTAGCATGTTGACCCGGCGCTGGCGCACATCCTCTGATATAGCATCTGACATAGCAATCTTTAAAGCCATAGCTAACTCCTGCCTACGATTGTTGTCACCGTCGTAGTTGGACTGGAACTTTAGCACCGTCTCGGCGGCGATGTAGTCCCCGATAGGGGTCGGCAGTTCCTCTATCGGAATCTGCCGAACCATTGTAATGGCTAAGTCCTCTGTGATGGTGTACGTGCCCTTGCTTGTATCGTACATACGACGGCCCCTCTGGATAATCCAGGGCTTCTGTGCCCCCCGTACAAGCGTGTGCATTAAACGGATACCGGACTCAGCGCGTAGGCAATCCCCGGGTAAGGTCATCTGACTGTTAACAGGGTCGGGGGTTAGGGTCAACTCCTCACTGTTATACCACCAGCCCCGAGACTGGATATGCTTGTCGGCTTTGGACAGTACACGCAGAATGGGTGCCTTGAATTCATGGGGCTCGGCCAGCGCGTTGAGGGGGGATTCCCCCATAGTAGCAAGGCACTCGTTTACTACGTCTAAAGTTGTTGTCATGTAGTCTCCAAAATCGAAAAATTCCCCCGATGAACCAGTTACGGCCCAAAGGGGGAAAGTTTATGCTTACGGTTTCAAAATCACGCCAGCAAATTCAGCGCGATTAGGGGTAACGTTATAGCTCAGGTGAGCATCGACAAACCACTGCTTAGTGATCTTGTCCCAGAACACATCGGTAACCAATGGGATAGTCTCACCGGCCAGCAAAGCACGGGGAGAGAACGCGGAGGCTACAACCTTGGTGTAGTCACCATCAAAGGCAGTACCCAAGAGGTGACCACTGATGGAGGTACCCGCTGGGAAGTTCATGCTATTCATGACAGGCACGCCGTATGCTTTGAGCATGTGGGCCTGGATGTTAGTACCTTCCGAAGTCTTGTAGGTGCCATCAATCAGGGCCTCGTTCTGCAACAGGGTGTAGAACACATCGGGGCGCAGGGCGATAACCACATCGTCGGTGCGGGGGTCAACGTCCTTCTCCTCCATCTTGACAAACAAGTTCGCGATGGCCGCATACATCTTGGCAGGGTCTTGCGAATCACCTGCCGAGGAGAGGGTCTGCTGGCTACCGCCGAAATGGCCCGAGGGCTTGCCAGTAGCGCCAGAGCCCTTATAGGCAGAGTCCGTCAACAGCGCAGCCTTAATGGCCTGGATGAAGAAGGACTGATCGTAGAACTTGGCAATCTTCTTGCCATGCTCCATGCCAATCTCCTTACGGGCATCGTAGGAAGTCTGGAAACTCTCCAGCAAGGGCAATACGGCGCGGGCCAGGATAACGGTATCAACCGTCAGGATACGCTTGGCAAAGTCCGTGGAGGTGCCATCAATGCCCGTGCCGGGGGTGGCTTTTTGTAAGGTGGACTCACCAACTGCAAAGTTGGTAATCGTGCCGGTACCCTTAACAGGGCGAATAGGGATGAGGCCCTTGAGTGTAGCCTTACGCTGAATGGTGGATTCAACGATACCAGTGAACTCCTCAATCTGCAATGCAGAGATAGAGCCAGCTTGGTTGGATTGGCCGGGACGGACAATGTTATAGGAATCAGAGAGAGACATTTATGTCCTTAATGTTAAATAGACCGACCCGGCCCGGAACTGGGCTGGTCTGTATTATGCGTACTGAATCACCCGCGCCACGCCGTGCGGCGGCGCTGAAGGGCATCATACTCTTTGCTGCCCTCGAGGCGACCGTTGAGCTTATTGTTCAATGCACCTACCGCAGCGGCGTACTCACGAGGGCTAAGTGGGCCTGTGCCGGACTCAGGTACGCCGCCGCGCGAGGCATTACCAATAGCATCGCGGGGTTCAGCAACTACGTTGGTAGCCTTAGCGTAGGCACTAAGGAGATACTGTACCGCCCCCTTAGCAGCAAGGCCGCCTTTGCCGAGAAGCTCATTGATCTCGGCCTTCTCCTCTGGTGTAGCATTAGCGCCAGCCCACTGCTGGATGGCACCCCACTCCTCTTTACCGCCGGCCAACTCAAAGATCGCTGCTTGGTCTTTGGCCTGCTTGGCCGCTGTGGTTTCTGAAGTCCGCTTGTAGGCTGCCTCACCAAGGGCAACGAACTGCTCCCACCCAGGGGTTCCTTTGGCTGCCAAGGTGGCTTTCAGGATACTAAAGTCACCATTCTGCGCGGCAACCATTGCGGGGTGTGTAGAACCAATGCCTGCCTTACCGACAAAGGCGAGGGCCATGTCTAGGCCCACATCCCCTGTTGGTTCATACTCCATGGCATCTACTGCTACCGGTACTACTGGGGCCGCAGGCACTACCGAGGTATCTGGAATAAGCACGCTAGTTGGGGACTTGTCCTCGATGCTCTCTGGGTTAGGGTCTGCCTGCGGTGTGTTCTCAGTGGTCATTGTCCAGTTCCTTGTTGTGTAGCGATGGCGCTACCGGCCTCGGTTGTAATCTGCTCAGCGGAGCGTGCTGCTGCCTGCTGTGCCTGTGCTTGGCTGTACTCAGCGTCTGTCATTAAGAAGCGGGCCATGTCTACCCCGCACCCCTGACCGACGAACGATGCAACATCCCCTACCTTCATACGCCCCATAAGATCGGGGGGTAAGTTTGTCATGCTCGCCATTATTCCCATAGCACGTTGGAAGTTCTCTAAGTCCCCATTACGGGATAGGGCGTCTAAACCTGTGACTACTGTAACGCGGAGGTCGCTACCGGATATAGGTAACCCCACCCGGTCAAACAGCCAGAGCGCAACCGGAAGTTGCAGGCCAGCAGCTAGCGTGGAATACACGCCACCATAGGCAGTCTCAAGTTCATTAGCCGTTAAGCGTACTTCCTCTTGGGTAACTCGTTCAGCGTCACGAATCACAGCGGAGCCCATTAAGAACCCCCGGCTGATTCGGCGCTCATACCCTTCCATGACAGACTGTGCTACTGTGATAGCATTGGGGTTGCCGCCCTGAGTCGGGGATACATCTTGGGGCAGGCCCGGTAGTACATCACCGTTCTCGCTATTCTGTAAGTCCTCCACGGAGGTTTGCCCAGTTGGGTTTACCATCCAGCGAAACTCTGTGCCTAACACGGAGCCATTAACAATGGACTCCGCCAGCGCGCTGAGGGCCTCGAAGTCCCCAGCGTACTCCTCCACTAAGCCTGTGCCGTAGTCAGCCTCATCGGCTAAGTCCCATGTCAGGACACGGAAGGGTAACTTCTCCTCAGGCCAGCGCCCATTGTACTCTTTGGGTAGCAGGTTACTACCCAGCCATTGAGTCATCGAGTAGCTGCCATTACTTTCCCGCCTTACCCACTTGTAGTGCTCAACCACAGTCTCATCTGAGTAACGCTTACGCATTAGGGCGATGATGCTGGTATCGAGTTCATCAAATCGCACACGCTCTCTAATGAGTAGGTGCAGTACCTCACCCTTGATGTTGCGCTTAACTACGAAGTTACGCAAGCCAATAGCCCGCATCCCATCTTTATGTAAATCGAGCACCACATTACCCGCCACTACGAGGTGACGGATAGTCTGATAGAGCTTGGGCCGCTGAGCACGCACATCCAGTTCACGTACTGCCTGCCGTTCCCCGTTCGCCAAGATAGAGTCAAGCTGAGTTTCTGTAAGCTGGAGTTTTGCTAACTGGGCTTTAGTCTTATTACCGACTACTAACTTGACGAACGGGCGGCTCGGGGCAAACAGGGCCAACATGAGTTTGTTAACTACATGGTTCGTGGCCTGTGCCCCGATGGACTGATAATCATGGGTAATATCAGTAGCCTCATGGTTAACACCCAGCGGGAGTAGAACCTTGGGGATAGTTAGTGAAGCATAGCGCTCCACCCGGGTGAGCAGGCTTTGGCGTAAGCCGTCGCACGCTGCCCACATACCCTCGGCTGAGGTCTCCATTAGATGTTAACCCCGGACTGGTAGCCCGTGCCATAGGTGGCGCGCTTGAGTCGGGCTGTGCCCGCAGCACTAGCATCCTGTGGGCCCGCTAACTGAACATCCGGCGCAGCAGCGGGCTTGCTCATGGCATCTGCTGCGGCACCCACAACACTATCGCGGGTAGCCTGGAGTTGTTGTTGACGAGTAGCTTGTGCTGCGCTTTCTAGCGCACTGGCACTAGCTAACTCTGATGCTTGCTTTGTTGCTGCGGCCTGAGCATTAGCTGCTTCACGGGCTGCGTCTGCGCGTTTATCAGCACCTGTCATTTGTGCTACTGCTTTTCCTATGAATCCCATTAGGCTTCCTTGTAAAATTGGTTTGTGATCTGGGTATAGCCACGCCGAGAATACAGCTTGGAGAGACGCAGGTGAATTGAACTATCACTTATGATAATATGGTCACTACCTCGCTCTGAGGCTATATCCTCCAGCGCCTTTACTACATTGGTGAGTACACATGCTTCGCTACTTAGCTTCAGGACTAACTCCTCTTGAAGGATAATATCATCCGAGCACCAGGGGCGCACATCGCTTACCAGTAATAGGTAAGCCTCATCAATGATATAGGCGTTACCATCGAGACACGAGGCGTAGACATAGTTAAATGCCTTGTCCTCATTGGGCTTGTATATAAAGCTATAACGGTGACTATTCAAAGATAATGTGTGGATAGCGTTGCGTATAGCATTGGAGTCAATGAACCAGTTAACTTGGCGATACGACATAGCCACTCCTTAATGCGTAAAGCACAGCCTGAATTCCAAGTTGATACCCCGCCTGGGTGGGTGATGTGCTATCAGTCACCAGAGGGCCCTTAAACTTCTTCTCTAAATCAAGATACACCTCAGGGGTTAATCTGACCATATTGATTGGTGCTGGTTGAATTGTCATGATGTATTATATGTACCGGATTAAGAAAAGAAGTAATCACTCTC